AGCTTCGTCTAGTATCTCTACTTCTTCTAGTCTTAATTTTACACCAGCTGGTCTAGGTATATTCTTTTGAATCATTTTGGTCATTGCCATAACTGATAAGAAAGGAATATCTGCCTTGAAAATATCTACAAGACCACTATCTGGAATATTTTTAAACATTTGTGATAGTTTGTTAGCATTTGCAATTGAAATCTTTTTACCTCTCATCACTTCGTATTCTTTTTTAAGTCTGTCGATTTGAGAAGCGCTAAAGTTTTCTTCTAATGTTTCAATTAAATCTGAAATAACATTAATTTTTGCATGTTTAACTGCTACTTGTGTAGGAACATCTAACTTAGCAATCATAGATTTAATACCTGGTGTTATATCTTTTTTGCTTTTAGTTGCCCACACCCTTTTTAAATTTGATAATTGTGTGTCTGTTAAGGTTCCACTTAACCCAAAGTCGTTAGCTTCTGCATTTAATTTGACCTGCTCATAAGCTTCGGCCATTGTTTGTCTATAGTTTGTCATTAGTTGTTTACCTTTGCTCCCGTTCTCCATTGATAACAGCTCCAATATCTGGCCATTGTTTTAGGTCCTGGATTATCACATTTATGCCTCGCTCTAAAAGATTTTCTTCGAGCTGGGTCATCTCTCTTAATACTTAATCCAGTTGTATCACCAAATGAAACTTTAATAACTTTACCAGCTTCATTCTTTACATATACATAAAACTTTTTACTGCCGCCTCGTATAGGGTCGTTTAATTTTACTTTTTTACCTTGATATTCTGACTCATAAATGCCTTCAGCTTCATGCTCGAAGATACATTCTTCGCAAGATTCATCAATGTTTTCGTACTCTTTAAAAGATTTCATTATAGTTTCTCTATCATTTTGGCAACCACTTCTTGTAGTTTTGCCTTCCATTCTTCTTTATATCTTTCTCTATATTTATTCATTGTAGACTCTGTAGATGCCCATTCTTTAATATCTTTTTCGGATGGTGTTTCTTTCTCTCTATCTAAGAAACCTTTTACTTTTTTAATAGGGTTTACCTGGCCTGGTGTCATGTCTACCGTGTGTTTTGTGTACTCTGGTGTACCTATTTCATGTACTTCGCCATACATTTGTTTGTATTTCTTAGTATGAATACTTGTTTTAGTCTTGGCATCCTTGTCACCTGGAGCTGCTTTGTTATCATTCTTTGTAGTATCTTTGTTCTTAAAATGGTCAGCTCTTTTATTTTTTACATCTTTTGATAACTGTTTGTAATACTTTTTAGGTTGTGTACCATCTTTTTTCTTCACATCTTTATCTTGTGGCTGTGCGTCTAAGTCTTCTTTTATCTCAGATACAGCTTCAAATCCATAATCAACATTTAAGTTATGTTCTCTCATCTCAGCCTCTCTATTTGTAGTTGATACAGGAATACAATCCCATATCCATGCTTTATGCAAATTATTTTTAGTATCTTCTACAACAATAAAATTAGTACCTTTTCTTACAACTTTACCTTGTAGGTCTTCTTTGATGTAATCTACTGTGTCACCAATATTAAAAATTTGGTCTCTGATATAGAGGTCTCTAATCTGTTGTTGTTCAAATTGTTCTAAACTAACAACTGGATTTAAATTTCTCATGTACATATAACTAGCAGCTAAGTTCATACCTTTTCTAACTTGTTTCATAATACCGTCTGCGTCAACACCTCTTGGTAAACCTTTTTCAAAATTTTTTATATCACCTTTGGCAGCTGCAGCTCTCATCTTACTTGCACTCATACCTGAGGCTCCCTCTGCGTCAGGATCCCTTTCGCCAGCAGACACCACTTTAATACTTTCAAAGTCATACATACCATGTCTTGATGATACACCATTATACTTTGTTAATATGTTTTCAAATTCTCTAACTCTATCTGAACCAGCAACCATAGTTACATCTGAGTAACCTTTTTTGTATAACATTGTAGCAATGTCAAGTACCATATTAGTTTGGTTGATTTCAATGTTTCTTGCATGAGAAGGAAACATCTTCTTCATAATAGATAACTTATCTCTAGGAGATAGTGGATTCTTTTTAGGGTCTTCACTTCTACTTAAAAAGATTTTATAATCATTTGTGGGTAATGATTTAACTTTGTTAATAAGTTTTTCGTGGCCAATTGTAGGTGGATTAAATCTACCAAATGCAAATGCAATAGATTTATCTGTAGCTTCTTCTATGTATTCTTCGTGTACCATTTTTACTAATTTTTTAGCATCAATATCAATAAATGTATCACTAACAGCAGCAGCGTAATAACCTATGTCGTGTCTTAATGGTAGTCCTTCAGACGCTCTTTCTTTTTTCTTTCTATCAATAACATCTTGTAAAACTTTAGCTGCATATTCATATCTCTTTTGAGTTGTTGCCATCATTTTAATTTTAGTAACTAAACTTTTAAACCAATCGCTTGTTTTTATTTTTATCTTGTCTAATGTAATTGCCTCTTTTAAACTATCAATCTCTGCGTCTGTTACTTCACCATCATCTAAAATCTTTTTACATTTCTTGTAGAATTTTAGATAGTGATATTTTTCTAACATCTTATAAATTACATTTTTAGGTAATCTGTTTTTAATTCCATATTTTCTTATCTCGTCTGGTGACATATCTGTATCAAATGCAGCTCGTCTTTCTGCGTCAACACCATCACCAATTTTGATAATGTCTTCGATACTATCTTCAATCTCTTCTAACTTATTATTAATTAATTCTTGTAAGTTTAAAATGTCGTCTGGTTGTAATTCTTTTAGTTCATCATAGTCAATGATATCTCTTTTTAGTTCGCCCTTGACAACATCTATTTCTTGTACTTTTCTTTCAAAGTCTTTTATATATATTGATTTGTCAAAGGTAAAATCGTCTGGTCTTTTAATAAACTTATTGTTTTCGATATCAAATACTGCGTCTGCCTTTTTCTCTTGGTCATTATAAGTTTTAATGTCTGTAATAAAATAAAAATTAATAGGGTGTTGTGTACCAGGTATATTCTTACCTTGAATACTATCAGGAGAAGTGGTCGACAAATACTTTTTACTAAGTCTAGTTCTTTCTTCTTCTCTCTTATCTTGTGGTACTTTAAACAATACATTTAAATCTAAATCTGCGTCAGCTCTATATCTTTTTGTAAGAATAGAACCAATAAGACCAACCTTAACAACAGGATATTCTTCTTCAAACATATCTATTTGTTTATCAATTAATGCTTTAACACTAGGTTTGATTTTAGGGTTGTTAGTATCAGCGTCATCAAACACAGCCTTAGCATATGTTTTTCTAGGTATATCTATGATACTTTCTTTAAATGTTTTCATCTTCTTTTTAATTTTCTCTCTGTCGCCATCCACCTTTTTGCTGTGTATGACTTAATCGTATTACTCAATAATCTTCTTACACTCTTACCAACTTTATTCATAACAACTGTTGTAAGTTCTTTATCATCTTTACTGTTGTCAATGATTACCATACTAGACATACCAAATAGATTTTGAAATTTACCTATATTACTTTGTACAGCTTTCCAAGAATTTACAGTAACATATTCTGGTACACTTCTTTCTCTTTTTGAATTTCTTTCTAATGCAACATCTAAACTTGTGTTAACAAATACCATATAACAATCATAACCTAATTGTCTTAACTCACTCACTTGTTGATTAATCTTATCGTAATCTCTACCTGTGCCATCAATAACCAAACCTAATCTACCTTTGATATATAAGTCCATTTGATTACCAGTCATAGCCTTTGCTCTATCTCTAATAATATCTCTAGCTTCTGCCTCATCTTCAGGCATTTTTAGTGATAGACTATTTTTCTTTAATGCTTTTTCAAATGCATTATCTGAGTTGACAGTTTTTAAACCTGTGCCACCAAATGCATTACGAGTTACAAATGTTTTACCTGAGCCTGGTCCACCTGCAAGGAAAAATGCCTTGAAGATGTTAGGGTCATATAACCCCTCTTGTAAGTCTTGAAATCTTATGTCGTCAAATTTTTTCATTGTACTTTCTTAATTATTTCTTTTGATATTGCTTCAGGTGTACTACCCTCTGCTTTAATATTTATGACTTCATCACCGTAATAGTCTAATAGAGGTCTTGTTTCTTTTTCATATGTTGCCAATCTCTTTTTAATAATCTCTGGTGTGTCATCTTCTCTACCTCTGGCAGTTAATCTCTTAATAATTTCTTCTTCGGACACCACAAGGTTTACAACATAATCATATTCAATACCTTGTTCTTCTATCGCCTCAGCTTGTTCAACACTTCTAGGAAAACCATCAAAGATATAACCTTTTTGTGCGTCTGGTTTTTCTAATCTTTGTTTTACAATCTTAATTGTTAAGGGTGTTGGTGCAAACTTACCTTGGTCTAATAATTTTTTAACAGTTCTACCATCTTCGGTGTTTTGTTTTGAGATTGCTCTTAACATTTCACCTGTGTAGATATGTGGAATACCTAACTCTTTAGTAATAATTTCTGAGTATGTTGACTTACCTGAACCAGGTCCACCTATCATAATGATTTTAGGTTTATTGATTGCTTCAAAGAAGTATTGTTTAAATGACTTCATTTTTTATAACCTGTACCTTTTTCTCTACTGCCCCATCTTTTTTGCCAAGCATAATTTGTAAACTTTACACCTAAACTTTCTATAATACTATAATAAAAATCTAGTATTCTTATAAGTTTCTCTTTAATTAAATCAATTGTATCTGGTAATGTTCTCATTAATTCCAACCTTTCGGCATTGTAAAATTTTGCCTACTAAATTCTAATCTGTCAACCAGTTTAATTGCACCTGCAACCTTATCAACTGCAACATAACCCTCTGGTGCTGTCACTCTGTAACCTGTTGATGTTCTAAGAAAGTTACCAATACTTTGTACTTGGCTCATTTTTTGTAGTAAGGTTTGTTTAGCTAGACCTATTGTAATGTGTGAGGCAATTGCAAAGTATAGTGCTTGTTTATTTCTATCTATAAACCTTAGACCATCTTTCTTTGCCTTAATAAATTTATCTTTACCTTTTGGTGTTTTTCTACTATCAATCTCATTCTGTAATATACTTTCAAAGTAATCTCTGAATTGTTTTTGCATAACTGAAACTTTATCCATACTACTATTTGAATTTCTAATGTAATGATTGAAGTATGTTTTTAATCTGTAGCCTACAGACAAATCATCTGAAATATCTTTACTCATTAAATTTAAAACAGGAGCAGCCTTTCTAAGAGAACCTTCGGCCATTCTTATCTGTGCGTCAAATTTAGATAACTCAGATTTATCAAACATAACTTTTGTTTCTTTATAACCTGCACTTGCTAAGAATACATTTCTATTAGATGAACCTTGAACTGTACCAAAACTAGCAGATAAACTATCCATCTTTTTACCATTGTATTGAGTGTGAAATACAATACCCATTTTGGCTTTTGAAATTTTGTTGGCAAGGTCACTACCCTTAGGTACTGCATATGTAATAGTGTTTGGTGTAAATGATACCATTTTCTCACCATCTATAGTTATATCTTTCAAGTCATTTGTAAATAACAAATCGCCTTGTAGAATACCTTTGATGTTAAGTCTGGATAATTGT